CGTGGCGTGAAGCAACCTGACGCTGAAATGATCACGAGTTGTGTGCTAGGGTGCATGAAGAACGAACCAGCATCCCGAGCCGAACTGATGGAGTTCATCTAATGGGCAGACGCAGCCCCCAATGAAAGCAACGCACAAATGAACCGAGTCTGCGAAAGAATGGTCAGATTTATTGGCGATCATGTTGTGTTTCGGATTTGGGTGAATGCGGATCAAGATTTTCGAGTTGACACCTCAGAACTCGGCAATCTTCTTGACTCTCTAAAGGAAACAGAAGCGTCGGAAGATGGCATGAAGAGGGCGGTTTGCGAAATTGAAAAGCTGGACAACATCGCAGCAATAGAGGTTCTCACCGAAGAAGGCAATGGGATGCTGCTGTACCCCAACTGGACATGATGGAGTTCATCCGATGGGCAAACGTGGCCCCGCCCCTGAACCGTCGATAATCAAGTACCTCAAGGGCAACCCGAGCAAGAACGCGCTCAACCGCGACGAGCCGACGCCCGACTTGCTCGGCCCCGATCTTGAGCCGCCGCCGATCCTCGACGGCGTTGCGATCGCGGTCTGGCACGACATGGTGGCTCGACTGTCGGGCATGAGGGTGTTGACCGAGGCCGACATTCCGGTGCTGACGCGGTACTGCATCGAGGCGAAGCTGTACCTTGCGGCCTATGAGAAGGTGAAGCTCGTCGGCGAGGACTACATTCACTACGAGCCGGACCCGATCAACGCAGGCAAGGTGCGGATCAAGTACACGCAGGTCGCGCCGTGGGCCGTGCAGATGCAGCGGCATCACGCGTCGATGCTTCGCATCGAGCAAGAGTTCGGCATGACTCCATCGAGCCGTTCGCAGGTGAAAGTGCATGGAACACGAGCAGACTCCCCCGTCGCTCAGTGGCGTGCCCGATGGTCGGCGGGCTGAATACGTCCCCGGCTTCGTCTACGATCCCGTGCCTGCGGCTCGCGTCGCGGACTTCATCGAGTCGCTGTGCTGTCACACCAAGGACTCTCCGACGGCCCGAGTCGGCCAGCCGATCAAGCTCCTGCCGTGGCACCGCGACTGGTTGATTGATCCGCTGTTCGGCTGGCGTGAGGACACACTTGAACGGCTGCGGCGGTATCGCGTCGCCTACATCGAGGTTCCGAAGAAGAACGCCAAGTCGTCGGCGCTCGCATGGCTCGGGTCGTACATGCTGTTCGGTGACGACGAGCCGGGGGCACTCGGCTGCATCGCGGCCAAGACCCGCAAGCAGGCGTCGATCATCTTCGACGAGTTGGCCGAAGTCGTGCGAATGTCTCGCGGGTTGAGCGCAGAGCTTGAGGTCGTCCGCTCGACCAAGACCGTGTTTCATCGCGAGTCGGCCAGTTCGCTCCACGTCATCTCTCGCGATGCCGGCGCGGCCGAAGGTCCGTCCTACTCGTTCGTGTTCTTCGACGAGTTGCACACGCAGCCTGACCGGCTGCTGTGGGAGTCGCTTCGCTACTCGGGTCGTGCGAGACGCAACCCGTTGCTCGTGACGATCACGACGGCTGGCAGCGATCGACACTCGCTGTGCTGGGAGCAGCACGAGTACGCCGAGCAGGTAATGGCCGACCCGGCCTACGACCCGCGGTTCTACGGAAAAATCTACGGGCCGAAACCGGGCGAGGACTACTTCGACCCCGACGTGTGGACGCGGTGCAACCCCGGCATGGGCGCGACGATGACCATGGAGTCGTTCGCGGCCGATGCTCTGGAGGCGAAGAACAAGCCGACCAAGCTCAACGGCTGGCTGCGTCGCTCGCTCGGCGTCTGGACCGAGGCCGAAAACCGCTGGCTTGATCCTGACCAATGGGCCGCGTGCGGCGGGCCGACCGGGCCGCTTGAGGGCAGGCGGTGCATCATCGGCATGGACTTGTCGAAGCGAATCGACTTCTCGGCGATGGTTGCCTTGTTCCCAAACGACGACGGCACGTTCGACATCGACTCGAAGTTCTGGCTGCCGCGTGACCTCGTGGCGGATCGGGCGAACCAAGACAAGCAGCCATACCAGTTGTGGGCCGACCAGGGATGGATTGCGACGACGGACGGCAACGTGATCGACCACTCGGCGATCCGCGAATACGTCGTGAACTACGCGAAAAACCACACGGTCGAGAAGATCGTGGCGGACGAGTCGGGGGCAACGCAATTGCTGATCGAATTGGCAGGGTCGGGCATGGACGTGGAATCATACGGCCAGGGTTTTCGTGCCATGTCGTCGCCGACGGGTCGGCTCGAAACCCTGGTGATTGAGAAGAAGCTGCGAACGGGCGGCAACCCCGTGATGGCGCTGATGGCGTCGCGGGTCACGATCGAGACGAACACCTACGGCGAGGTCCGCCCGGTCAAGAAGAAATCCACCGGACGCATCGACGGCATCGTGGCGTTGATCTTCGCGATCGGTGCCTGGGAGAAGTCGCAGATCGTCAACGCCGCCCCGAAGGCCAAACCCGGAATCCTAATCCTGTGATTGCTCAAGCTCCGCAACCGATGCCGTCTATCTGGGTGCCGCCCGACTATCGCTCGACGTACACGATCGACCCTGACACCGGGGCCGGCGTGTTCGGTGGCGGAATGACCCGCAACCCGTCGGGCGTGAAGGTCAACGCCGACACGGCTCTGCGAGCGACGGTCTACCTTGCCTGCGTCCGCGTGCTGTGCGAGACGATGGCGAGCCTGCCGCTGTACCTCTACCGCCGCACGAAAAAAGGCAAGGAGCACGCACACGAGCATCCGTACTACCGGCTGTTTCTGCGTCGCCCGAATCGCTGGCAGACGGCGTGGGAGTGGAAGCAGTTGATGATGCTGCACCTCTGCACGCACGGCGAAGCGTTCAACGAAAAGATCGTGGACGGCGACCTCGTGACCGAGCTTCATCCGCTCGCGCCGTCGCGGATGCGAGACGTGAGCCTGACCAACGCGGGCACGGTGCGGTACATGTTCGCCGACGATGCCGGTCGCCCGGTGCCGTACGGGCAGGATCAGATCAACCACTTCCGCTGGCTGACCGACGATGGCTTGCGGGGGCTGGTGCCGGTCGAGTTGGCCGAGGACGCGATCGGGCTGGCGAGGGCGTGCGAGATTCACGGTGCTGCGTTCTTCGGCAACGGTGCTCGTCCGGGGCTTGTCCTCAAGACCCCGCACGAGACGATCGACCAGTTGACGCGGGACGAGATTCGGTTCACGTGGATGCAGCAGCACGGCGGGCCGCGAAAGGCACACCGGCCGGCGGTGCTGACTGGCGGACTGGAGCCGGCGATCGTCGATGGCAACAACCAGGAAAGCCAGTTTCTGGAGACACGCCGGTTCCAGGCAGAGGAACTTTGCCGCGTGCTGGGCGTGCCGCCGCACATGGTCGGCATCCTCGACCGCGCGACGTTCTCGAACATCGAGCAGCAGGGCATCGGCTACTACCAGCAGACCGTGCTGGGGTGGGCCGAGCGGTTCGAGGCCGCGCTAACCCGCGACGTGCTCGGCGAGGAGATGGCCGACGAGTACGAGCTTGCGTTCGACGTGTCGCGGATTCTCCGCGGTGACGCCGCCGCTCGCATGGCCTACTACCACACCGGGATCGTGGACGGCATCTTCTCGATCAACGAGGTCCGCGAACTGGAAGGCTTGAACAGTGTCGATGGCGGCGACCAGCGGTTCGTCGGCCTCAACATGCAGACGCTCCAGCAAGCCGCCGCTGCATCGGCCGCAGCCGCGATGCCGCAGCCTGTCGCGACCCCCGTGCCCGATGCCGTTGCCGGCGAGCCGCCGGCAGCCGAGGCGACGCCCGCGACCGTCGATGCCGCGCCGCAGGTGGCCGACGTGTCGCTCAACGGCGCGCAGATCAACGGCGTCATCGCGATCCTCTCGCAGGTGTCAACGGGACTGCTCACTCCCGAGGCCGCGAAGGCGTTGGTCGAGGCCGCGTTCCCGTCGATTCCGGTCGCGACGATTGACCGCGTTCTAGCTGGCACGAGCACGCGACCGATCGAGCAGGAGCCGGCTTCCGCCCCGCAGCCCGAGCAAGCCTCCGAAACCCGTGCCAAGCCCGGCACCGTGGCGGAGGGTGACTTCGTCTCGTGGGGCTCGTCGGGCGGTCGTGCCCGCGGGCGTGTCGATCGCGTGATGACCGACGGCAACCTCGACGTGCCCAAGACAGACTTCACGATTGCGGCGAGCGAAGAAGACCCGGCCGTACTTATCACGGTCTGGGAAAAGGTGAGCGGCGGCTGGCGGGCGACTGAGACGCAGGTCGGGCACAAGGTGAGCACGCTCACCAAGATCGACGCGCTGCCCGAGCCGCCGTCCGCGAAGCAGGCGTTCAAGCCGTCAGAAAGGCGGCTTCCGGTAGGCGCCCCCGATGCTCGCGCGTTCTGCGCGACGGGGACAGGTGGCGGGATTGACCCGACTTGCCCAAGCGGCGATGGTGGCGATTCGGGCGGCTCGTCTGGCTCTGGAATCGCTGTTCCCGCGAAGGCTGGCGATGGACCGCTGATGAAGGCGGCGCGTGACGAGCACAAGAGGGCGCTCGATAAGCTGCGAAAGAACATCGAGACTGCCGAAGCGAAGAGCGCAGCAAAGTTTCAGAAGGCAGCGGACGAATACTTCAAGGCAAAAGACGCTCACTACGACGTTGCCGAGCGAGCGGGCAAACTTCAAGAAGAACACGCCAACTTGGGCCAGCGACTCGGGGCAGACCCTACAAACGAAGCTCTGAAATCGCAGTTCGCTGAAGCATCGCGACTCATGGAGCAGAGTTTTTCGGAGATGGAAGCATCCGAAAAGACAATGCAAAAGGCCGACGCGAAGCGCGAAAAAGCGCGTCAAGAAATGAGGAACGCTACCGCGATAGCTCTCAGGAAGGAATGTGACGCAGTAAACAAAGAGGACGGGATTGACGGAAAGTATCGCGATCGCGTGACGGAAATGATGTCAAGCCCGGATCGCGTCGCGTCGGCTTCGCATCTCGCAATGTACAGTGCTGAGCCCGAGCAGTCGCACTCAAAATCAAAGGAGATAGCTTCTCGACCAGTTGTGGCCCAGGAAGTAAAAGCTGCGAACGACTACGC